ATAGACTGGAAAGTCAATACCGTTACCTGACTCACGTAGCTTTTTACGCAACGTTTTTGGATCCAGGCCACGTTTGACTAGCCAAGCTAAATGTTCAGCATCAGCTTTGAGCTTACGTTTACTTTTTGAAGGCATTATTGATACTCGCAGCTAGGCTCTTGGCTCTAGCTTCTTCAATCTTTTTCATCAATTCTTTATCATTCAGTTTAGATTCTTTAAACTTGATTTTGATGCGTAGCTCTTCAAGTAGTTCATCGCGTTTTTTCATAGACAAGGCTTCTTCACCAAATCTGCGACCAGCTCTGGTTTCAAAATATGCTTCCCAGATTCTTGCTGCGATTTTAAAGTAGCGGTCTGTAGGTGTCATAAATATTTTCTCCAACGTTCATTATATATTATAGCAAATCTTAAGTGGCCTTGTAAACTACCAAGTACGCAACTCAGGTATGCCTAAATTGCGCCTCGGCAGGTGTTTTCGTTTACAGTTGAAAAGTCAGTGTGGATCCAATTGGAACGATGGTGGATCGCTAGCGGATCAAATACACTACTAGCGCAGTAGGCTAATGAAGGCCCACTTTCCTACTGATCCATTTTCACTCTGGTCGCACTGCGGTAATGCTGGAAGCACAATCCACGAGCCTCGACTGGCTTTTCGCAGCCCTCTATCGTGCACTTAGAAGGTTCACCGATTAACCCTTTACGGCGCGCTTGCAAGTAATGCGTCTGACAGAGCCCATGCGTCCTGGGCCTCTTGAGACAGTCAGGATGATCACAAATACGGGCGAGCTTCTTGGCGTGCTTACTGGCGACGGGAAACTGTTGATACTCTTCATTGATTTTATAGACAAAGCCAGCCCGATCTAGCATACCAATTATGTCTTCTAGAAATCCGAGGTATACAGTATGAGGGCCTTTGTAATTCTCAGCCAGAAACTTTACTAGTTCATCTTTGGTCATTTCTTTTCTCCTGTGTTGCCGTCATGTCTATAGCCTATGATGTAGATGTCACGAGCTATTGGATTGAGGTTCATGAGACCGTACATATACGGATTCATGTTGCGTTGCTGGTCCTCTTGCATTTTTTTATAAAAGTCTTGCAAGGTTTCACCATGATCACCAGTAGAAGGAGGTCCGCCCACTATGGTTTCTCCTTCAATGCGCGGATGGCGGTGCCTACACCACGCGGGCATGTATCACAGCGAGGTTCATAGCTATCACCCACCTTCGCCGCTTCCTCCAGCACCTCGGCGCGGATTAAAACGGCAACGGTTCTGATTTCATTCTTCTGTTCCGAAAAAAATGCAGAGCTCCATTTGTCATGGGGTTCAAAGTTGCGCCAAATGATGCTCGCCACTTTTTCCACCAGCACAGCGCGGATGCTGGCGATGGCGGCGGCTTCGGCCCCACGGCGGGCGAGGGTAAAGAGGCGGCCTTCGTCTAGCCCGATGATTATCCCGTTGTCGCCGCGCTCATGGGACATCCGCGCAAGGAACTGTTCGTCTGTCTCACTGGTCATCACGCACCTCCTGCGTCACGAAGCGGCCATCGTGGAACTCCTGCTCTGGCCTCGCCCACAGCTTTCCGTCAACGCCCTGATAGACTACAAGGCACTGGCCTTCTGCACAGTCGAACCCCGACTGCAACTCGGCGCGACCGATGACGGTGTAGGTGGTGCCGCGCTTTAGGTGCTTGACCTTGTAATCACTCATCGCTGGCCTCCTGCGGCAGGGGGAGGAAGAGGTGGGCGGCACGCTCGGTGCCGTCAATGAACCTGACGCGCTTCCTATTCTCCATCCCCTCCCACGCATTGAGGGCTGCTGCGATGGCGGCCTCGGCCCATCCAGTAATAGGCGCTTCCTTGATGGACTTTTTCAGGGCCTCCACCACCTCAGGTGGGATTAGCTTTGCGATTTCGTCAGTGGTCATCGTACACATCTCCATCTCTTACGGTGATTTTTCCAATAGTATTTACGCTTGCACCTAGTTACTTTTTTCTTGGGCGTCAGTTTAACGACAGGCTTCGGTTCCTCCTTTAAAGGGGTAACCTCGACTTTGACGCACACTGTCTGGACAATAGTCTCGCGCCGCTCTGGGACGTTTACCGCCATAGTGTGGCATTGCATGGTTGCCATTAAAATGATAAGCTCTGCGGGTGTCATACGTATTTCTCCACAAAGCCGCATGCCATGCAGACAGGCCCAATTACTCGATTGCCATTACGTCCATTGCTCTTATTGTATTCTGTTTTTAATCCCATTTTGTTAACGTCTTTGTTACCACACTTAGGGCAACTAGGTCCTTCATCAGCAGAATACTTGTATACAAGCATGCTCATTTAATATATCCATTTTTAATTGCTATAGCTACTGCATGAGTAGTAGTGTTAGCTTCTAGTTTACGGTGTATAGTCTTTATATAGCTGTTAACAGTGTGCTGGCTTAAGTCCATAATACCAGCTGCTGTCTTTGCAGTCTGCCCATCAGCTATTAACTGTAGCAGTTGCGCTTCTCTAGGCCCTAGCTTCATTTAATAGCCTGCACATATAGAATAGCTACAACAACAACGCCAATAGCTAAGCTACCCATGAGAAACCAAAAAAGTGCGTCCATCAATTTACCTCACCAGAATTAGGTGTTGCAGCCAGCTGTACAAGAGCAGCCAGAGACTGGAGAATAGAGCCAACTACCTCCATCATCTCAAGATGGCCCTGGGCTTTAAGGTTCTCATACACTTTGTCAAGCAAGAGCATTGAACCGTACGTCAGCTCTAGTAGTGTCATGTTAGATAACTCTACCTGAGCTTTACCACCTTCGCTCATAGTTATTTTAACAAAAGGCTTATCCATTAGAAAGTACTCCGTCAAGCTCAACAATGTGAACGCCTAATGCTCTATAGACTGCGGCCCTGTTTTTCCAAATAATACTTAGCTGTGGGCCTGTTAACCCTACTTCGTCAACAACTTCAAACATACGCTCCATAAGCTTTTCAAACTCATACTGCAGCGCATTTTCCATTGTAGCATGAACAGTTCCGTCCCATGCCTTAAAAGCTTCAACCTTTTTAACCATTTGCATTCTCCAGTGGCATGTTAATATCAAAGATGTCAAGCAGCTCGGCTTTCGAGACAACTTGATTTGCTGTGATTTCCATCTCGTTCAGGCGTTTAAGCACTTTCTCTTCAATAGTTCCAGGAGACAAGAGATCGATGACCAAGGTTCTAGAGTCTTGGCCTAGACGATAGTTGCGAGCTAGAGCCTGTAACCTGGTTTCAATAGAATATGTTCTATCGAACCAAGCCTGGACTTTAGCTTCGTTAAGGGTTAGGCCATGCGCTGCAGACATAGGATTCAACAGCAACACCTGTTCCTTCCCAACGCGCCATCTGTCAATGGCTTTGTGCCGTTCTAATGGCGAATACTCGCTCTTGACAGCAATGATATTACTAGTGAGTGCTTTCTGAATCATAGATGCGGTTTTCTTAAAGTGCGTCCACACAATGATCTTTTTGTCTGCGTTCTCGTCTACTTGTTCCTTCAGAGCCTCAGTGCGATTACTGTCAATCTCAATGTATGTTCCGTCAGGAAGCTTCATCTGACCAGCAACAATCTGTTGCAGTCTATTAAGGAGAGACAGTGCGTTGACTGTCGTAACCTCGTGCTGCTTCTTTATCCACGTAACAGCTTGAGCATGTAGTTCGCTGTAGGCCAAATACTGTTCTTCAGTGAGATCAACATAGACCTGCTTGAACACACGATCAGGTAGATCAAGCTCATCACTAAGCTTACGAATTGAAGCAAACCTATTAATACGAAGCTTGAGCTCATCAAGATCACGATAGCCAACAACTTGATCAAAGCTTCTGTTACCCATTGTTAGGCGCTTAAGCACCGCGAACCTGGTCTTGAAGGAATAGTAATTGGTTGATCCCAAGAGCCCAGGAGCTAGAAACTCGGCTTGAGTGTAGATGTCCAAAGGCGAGTTAGTAACCGGGGTACCAGACAGAATCAGCCTAAAGTCTGCTTTCTTACCAAGCTTGATGTACTTTTTAGTTGTCTTAGGCTTGGGAGACTTGATTACAGTTGACTCGTCAATTATCAGGGCATGCTTGCCCCCGCGAATCTTATTGATACCATTGAAGAGCTGGTCAAAGCGAATGGTTAGCACCGCATCATGATTCATGACAACGTACAAGCGGCGTTTATCCCTTACAATCTTGCCAAACTCAGCCATGTACGTTTTGCTAGGCTCACCAAAAAACCAGGGCAAGGTTACGAAAGGCTCAGTCGAGTGCTTAGGTATTTCGATGCTTGTCCATGTGTTGATAAGCGATTTTGGAACAAACACGAATACTGTATTAATGTCTTTCTTAGACTCGCACAGTTTAATGGTAATGCGAGATTTACCCAAACCTGGTTCCAGGAACAACCCGCCATACGGCAAAGGAGAGAAGCGCGCTATGTCTTCTTCCTGGTATTTATAACTCTTTAGCATTATCTACCTCTTTTCCTGCCAAATATAGCTTCAAACACACTATCACTGTACTGATCTTCAGTAGCTTTATATGATTTACTTTGTTGATTACGCATTTGTTCATACATTTTAGCAAACATTTCAGAATGTGCAAAGTCACTCTGCTGGGCAGGAGCATTAGGCCTATACCTATTTCCATATGGATCTGTGTTAGGAGTAGATGGTTGTATAACAATATCTGCCCATGTTACTTTGGCAGCAGCCATCATTCGCTGGGCTGTTCTCAAAGCAGCAAGCGCTTCACCATCGTGAATGGATGTCGTCATGCCAAGTACTTTAATAAGCTTTTCAATATCCATAATACACCTAAAAGCGCTCCCCGGAGCGTTAACCCCAGGGAGCCTCTTGTTATCAGAACGGGATGTTATCGTCAGACGGCCTGTTATCCACAGTCTCTTCAGCTGCAGATTCCAGAGCCACACGACGCAGAAGACCCTTAGAAGCAATCAACGCATACTGCTTAGCAGCGTTGTACTCGTTGGCCGTAACCATGCCAAGCTGAGCAAACTTAGGAGCGGAGAACACGTACTGGTCCTTAGTCTCCCGAATCGTCAAAGCGTGCCACTTGTGCAGCCAACGCGGCGCCTGCTTAGAAGTCCCAGGAATCATGGTCGTCGCGATGGTAGAATTCATCCTACGCGAAACCTTGAGTGCAGTGGACTTCATAGGCATGATAGCCTGGGTCCATGCGTCATTGTCAGGACGCTTGACCAGGATATAGTGATAAGCCGTATCAATCAGCTGATGACCGTTCGGAAGGAACAGCTGTCCACGCTCATTTGGCTTTGCACTGTTCAGAATAGGCGCTCCAGGATCATGCGAGGCAATCAATCCGCCACCCTGCTCACGAGGAGTCCACTCAGTTACAAGCGACTCAAAATAACAGGGAATGAACTCAAGGCCTTTTTCACGACCATCGAACGTCAGTTCCAGGTTCGTCAAGTACCACATGCCAGACGCTGCGCCCGTAATGTACTTAGAATGATCAGCGTTGGTCTGCGGGCTATTGGACTGCAACACGTAGAGATACGGGATTGCAATGTCCTTGAGTGACACTTTGCCACCGAGGTCAGCATCTGCTGCCATATCCTCAATGTTAAAGGGCACCTCAGCAAGGGCGTTTTCTGACTTCAACGTAATTTCGTTAGACATGTTCTGATTTCCAGTGCTTTGATGTTTCTACGCTTTACACAACATACCAATCTGTTGCAAGCAAATCCGTCTGTGAACAAAGCCACGGAACACGATCACCTGTAACAGTATTCATAAACACGTACGGAAGGGTCATCTTGGAATTAGCGTCTGGAATCTGAAGCTCCAGCGACATTCCTTTGCCATTCCAGCCTTTGCGAGCAACTTTATTACCGGCATAGAGGCATTCAATTGCATATCCAATAGCAGTAAGCGGTTCCATTCCTATCTCCTATTTAAGGCTCAGCTTAGCGCGGAAACCCGTAGTTACGTTAAGCACTTCTCGGTTAACCTCGTGACCTCCTTCAATCATTTCACGCAGCCAGGAACTCAGCGTTGCGTGATGTACGCTGATCTTGTCATCCGATACAAAACCCAGACTCTTGATGAACTCGCGAATCTTATTAATGTCTTCGCGAGGAGTTTCTTTCGGATAAACCATCTTGACTTCACCACGAATCAGATCACCATGACCATTGTCTTCAAGCCAACGATAACCTTCGATGGAGTCAACTTTGCCAGAGTAGTACGGCTTAATCGTAAGAATTAAGCCATTCTCCAGGATGAGCGACTTAATGCGCAGCTCATTCATGCACTCAGGAATGTCTGTCTCACTGACTTTCTTGTGCTTAGCCTTCAATTCGTCCATCTGCGCTTCAAGAGCATTCATCTCCTGTTCCAGCTCAAGTTGCTGCTGGGCTAAGGAGGAAAGCTGCTTTACGCGCTCTACTGGTGGAATTGACTCAGACGCATCCTTAAACGCCTGGTTGATGACATCATTCAAATCGGATTCCATTGATCGAGCTTTCTGCTTGTTGTTTAAGTTTTTCACGGTTTTTGACTCGAGCGGGATACGCCAAGTCCAATATATCTTCTATATACTGATTACATTCCTCCTTTGAGCTAAACTTATGTCGATACTTAATTCCTAGCAACGGAATCCATCCAATGCCAGGCCGGCTACTGGTTTCAATGACGCCTGTCTTGACGACATCTTCAAACCAATATACATTGTAGGACGCACTTTCCTCATCCCACACAGTGTAGTTCAGCATCCAGTCTTTAAGCTTATGCCGCATGCGCATCATCTGAGCATGGGCATTAACTCGTATCTGAATACGATTACGACGGAGGATTTTAGCCTCGTGCCAAACATGGACACCTCTAAATAGCCAGATTTGATCTGGAAGAGGCAATCCAATGTTTTCAATTCGTATGACTTCTACGCCGCCTGCCCAATGCCTGAGCTGGCTATACATGTCATATTCATTTTTTGGCATTACGTAATCCTCGTCACTCAAGGAACGAACCCAGCAGATCTGTCAGACGCTCCTGGATCTCAGCGACAGGTTCCATGGCAAACAGAAAGCCATCACCAGTCAGCTTGACATAGGTGGTGCCATTCGAGTTACCAGAAACATACACAATGTGATCCGGGTTAATGTACGCAACAGTATTAACCTGGTCCTGGTTCTTATAAATAATCTTCAACACTTCATTACTCCTTTTCGCCCCAATTCTTACGCAGTTCCCATTCACAGATCTGTGGGACTTCAAATCTGATCGCGGTCTCAAAGATGTCAGCCAATCGCTTAGCTTTCACCTCATTCTCAATCGAGGCACCAAGCTCATCGTACAACGTAATGAGCAGTGGAATGCCATCGTCATATGCATTGACCATTGCGGTCTTAATCATCTCGGCTGCCGAGCCTTGCACTGCGCTATTCATTGCGCGATGAAGACCAGCTTTACGAATGCCTGGGCCATACTTTGCCAGTGCTTTTTCGTAACCGTTAACCGGGAAGCAACCACGCATAAAGCGCTGAGGTTCCCAACTATCAAAGCGTCTGCGGCGACCCAGCACAGTCTTGACGTACCCACGCTGGTCTGCGACTTGCATTGCTTTGTTCATCAACTCCTTCATAAAGGGGAAGCCTTCGTTGTAGGAATCCAGAATGTCTACAGCCATTGACTGCGACAATCCCAGTCCTTTGGCCAACTTAGCTTTACCCATACCGTATGCCACACCGAGATTGATAGTCTTGGCCTGGTTTCTAGTGATCGGTGAACTTCTAACCTTGTTCACCATATCCATTGTTAGATTATGGTAGTCAAGATTTGGATTGTCAAGATAGGCTTGCCTTGCAGTGTCTGCTCCGATACAGTTGAAGAGATATGCATAGTGGACAGAAATTCTAGGCTCTTGCTGTTTAGCGTCACCTTTCCACCACTTCTCACCGTCCTCGGGAATAAATAGACTTCTGACGAGTTTTCCCAAGACTGGATGTCTGCTAGGAATTTGTGCAAGGTTTGGATTAGAACATGCAATTCGGCCTGATCTTGTGCCACCTACGTCATCTCCTGACATGAAGCTTGAACCTCTGGTTTGAAACCATTGAGGATGCAAGTAGCTTTTGTAGGAACCTTCGAGAATCATGCTTTGAATGAAGTCTCTACGAATCTTTTCTTGCTGCCTATATTTACCTAGCAGCTGGGCCAGCGGATCGTTTACCAGCGAAAGGAGAAAGTCATTGCTTACGCTGTCGTTTCCTTTTTCAGTTTCGGGTGGGATAATACCGCGGTCACGTAATGCCTCGCCAAGCTGAGTTGGCGAAAATGGATTAATGCCTGGGACATATCCGTAGATTGCTTTGAGCAGCTCTTCGTTTTCGAGCTGGAGTCTTTCGTTTTCTCGCTCTGCTTTTGCATAGTCAACTTTTACTCCTTTGATGCGCATTGCGCTCAAGACTGGGATTAGACGGCTTTCAAGTTCAGCAACCTTTGTCAAGTCTTGCTCGACAATAACAGGCCACATACGCTTGTACAGCGCGTATGTCAACTCTGTATCACGCATAGCATACGTACCAACAATGTCAGGAGGCAGCTTCCATAGCTTACTCCAGTCAGGTTTGTTCTTGACTAAGGGGAAACGCATTAATGCATTCTCAATCTCAGTCTTTAGCTTCGGTTCAAGCCCATAGTCTTTAGCTACATTGCCCAATGCATACGACTGCCGCTCTTCATCAATTAGCGCTGCCAGAATCATTGTGTCAATAACAGTAGCTCTAACTTCTAGATTCATTGACCATAGACCTTCGAGGTCATACAGGCCGTTATGCATAATCACAGTATTCAACGGATTACGCAGGCTTTCTTCAAGCCATTCAATAACTGGTTCCCCTGGAATATTCCAACCAGTAGGGCTTCCGTCAGCATTGCTTTTGGCATGCCGAAGGGGAAAGTATGCGGACTCTCCCAGGTCCGTAGTGATTGCTACTCCAACTACCTTGGCGCGGTTGTACACAAACCCCGGCCCTAGCTCCTGGAGACTAGGATCATACGTTTCAAGGTCGAGTGCAAATTCTCTACGAAACCTGGGAAAGTCCATTATCGTTATTCCTTAATAGGGCCAATCTTGAATATCGTCAACAATAGAACCGTCTTCAGTAAAATACACAATACGGGTAATAGCCGTATTCTTAATAAGCATCTCGCACTTCATGCAAGGCTTTTCAGTAATATAGATGGCGCTTGCTTTTTCCACATCCGGGCAACGAAGCAATGCATTCATCTCAGCATGGATCGCTTTGCAGCTCAGATTGGCATCCAGGTACGCTTCACATGGAAACATGACATCACAATGCCTGTCGCCCCTGGGCTGCCCGTTGTAACCCGTTGAAAGGATTACACCATGCACGTCTGTGATTACTGCACCTACTTGCTTTTTAGCGCAGGTGCCGCGCTTTGCAAGTATTTTAGCAATCTCAAGCATTGTCTCATCAATCGTCGGCCGCATTTGGCACCCCCACGTATGATTTAATGATTTTCTCAACTTTGGTAAAGTGCTTTTCATAGATATGAGCGCTATGCATATTAAGCATCATATCACCATAGTCTGCGTTAATTGCTCGCGCTACATACTGAGCTATCAGAGCATACACACCCATGTCATTTGGCAGACCTAACCAAGCATCGCTTGAACGCATGGTTACAAAGCAGTGCAATGCATCTTCACGACGCAGAAACTGCATACTGACTAGACACGGAACATTCTTGATCTTATCTTTGCTTTGCGGCGCTTCAAAGGAAGAACGCGGGCTTTCAGGCCAGATATTGATCACAGCTTGCCGTGTATCAGGCTTAGCTCGTAGCACATCAAGAATATAAGGCATTTGACCCATAAGCTTTGGACCATATGCACCAGAGTATGCACCACTTGCATCAAGCCATGGGGCTAATACATTTCTAAGTACCGTGGTATGTGGAAATATACCGCCTGTGAGTGCAAAAGCAGCTTCATCAATAATAAACAGCTGATTAAGTTTACGCTCTGGAACTTCAATTGTCCAATCATGCATGTCGTAACGAATGGACTTATTGAGCAACTCAAGCGTTACTCCTTCACGCGAATCAACAAGCGCACCAATATTCATGATACGCTTCAGATGCTGAATCCAGGCTATAGTAGCTCTATTCATTGCTACCTCCCAAACCAGCATAGCCACAAATATCTACGAAGTTATCACGATGCTGCTGCCCAGTACGATTCCGGGACACCTTGAGAAGGATCATTAACATACTGACATCAGTAACGCTAATGTCAATACCCAGATAAACAGACCACAGCTTAGCGATGTTTTCAAAGCTTTGCTGTGGCTCTCCGTAGTTTTTGGCACGCTCGCCATTAATCAGCTCAGCTGCTTCCATAAGCAACTTGGCTGCTCTTTCTCTACTTAGCATATACTTCTCCTAGGTTAGTCCAGTAAAGGAGAGAATCGCTCCTCTCCTTCGCTGGGCTCACTAGAATTTTTCCACAAACACTAAGCTATCAGCTACTGCAGAAGCGTACTTCAAAGCGTCTGCTTCATAGTTATCTCGGGCCATTGTATACTTATTGTGCACTTTCATGTACACTGGGGTGATTGGCCTAAGCTGTGCTTTGTACAACATCACACGTGGAATGTCAGTCTCAGCCAGCGCTACACATGCCGTTGTCAATGCATCAATGAAACCTTTGATGAAGAACCGCATCTCTTTCCAGTCGTCAGTCTCAAAGATAATTCGACACGCTTGCTCATTATAGAGGTTAAATCTCTTGAACGAACCATCTGCACGAGACTCGGGATTTTCGCTCATCTGAGGATCAAAGTAATCCACAAACAAATCCAGGTTCATATTTTCATCATAAGGCGCACCCACTATAAAGGAGAAACGCGGGCAGCTATCATTATGCCAGCTACAATCAATCCATTTCTGGAACGCTTCGCCTTGGGTCCGATAGTCCCACGATTCTGGAACATTGAGATCGTCATAGACGTACCTCAAGTTTTCATCAAAGTTTGTAAATTCTCTTTCGTACCACATATATACCTCTTATACTAGATCGCTGAGATCAGCTGCTTCCCAGCCGTTGGGTTTAATTAAGTCCACTGCACTACGTTCCGTGTATGCTCGTACCTTTTTCATATTAGCAGCATGAACACGACGGAAAGCTTCATTGAAATCCCACTCAAGAAGTGTTGCGGTTCCAATGGCAAAGTATACCAGGTCCACAAGGCCATCAAGAACATTCTCGGGATCGTTATTCTTTATGGCTCTGTAGTATTCGCAAAGCTCTTCATACATCATGTTCCCACGTTCATCTAGGAACCTCTTGTCAGAGCCGCCTTTAGTTAGGCCAAACTTTTTCTGGAACTCTTTCAGCATAAGAACTAGGTCCGTCTCTACAAAGCTAATAGAGCTTGCACCGTTAGTCATTGTTATCCTCCTGATATTGGATTAGGTACTCATACTCAGTTGCCTCAAACTCAACGGGGTAGCTATCTTCTAGCTGCCTCATGAGGTCTTCAAGCTCTTCAGGGCTTGCTCCATCAGCAGTGATCATCTGCGATGCCTCTTCATTCCTTCGTGCTTCCGTTTTAAAGGAAAGAACGTTGCTGTAGTCACGTCCTGACCTATCACGAATCTTAAGTAAATACTTTGTCATTTGTGGCCCTTTGTCACATGAATAATTATCGTAACAGCTAGTAGACAGATGCTAATACTTTGGATTAAGTCAGTCATTCTATGTTATCCTCATTGTCACCAAACAGGGACATATACCACGCACCAACGGGGTATCCCTCGATACCTCCGACCATGCATATAAACTCAAATTGGCCAGGGTCAACGACCCCAGCCTCCTTGAACTTGCTTTCCATTTCATTAAACTTCTTTTCGCCGAGGTACTCTTTGATATCCTCGACGGCTTTCTTTTGCTTGTCTTCAGGGCTCATGCCTTTATAATCTACTTTATAATGCATGATCAGAACGCCGTGCTCTGGATTTCTTTACGGAAGTCATCCTGAATCTTCAGTCCCGCCTGGAGAACCTTAATGGCCTCATCAAACGTTACTGCTTTTCCTTCAATGATGTCAAGAATATCCTCGTCTTCATACGTCTCGACCAGAATATCCCAACCGTCTTCATTGTAGTGCTGCAGCGCATGAGCCCGTATCAACGCTAGAAAAGCTCGCTGAGGTGCAAGATCAATAGTCATTTTCAGCCCCATATGCTGTTCTGGCACTTCTGGCACATACCAGAAATGTAATACTCCCTCAAGGACAATGCATCCTTAAAGTCTTTCGTCTTGTCAATGGGAGATTTGCACAACGGGCACTTGTTATGGCTGACAGCATCTTTTGTACCCGGGAATATGGACTCAATTGCATCTACAACCTGTGCAGACTTCTGGTCCATCGGCTTTTTATCACTTGACATAGGTATCTCCGTTTAAATATATTCTAGGCTTTTTGCCTATACAAAGGAGAGAAACTGCACACTCTCCCCTTTGTTTCGCTGGACTCACACCAGCTCGTCAGTAGGCTTACTCAGCAGCTTCTTCCAGCTCATCGTCCGGGGCCTCAGCCTCTTCCGAATCCAGCTCATCAGCCAGCTCGCCAATGGTCTGCAGCTTCTTCTTCCTGGAACCAGGATTCTGAACCTTCGGACGGGCGAACAGGGTACCCAGGGACTCACCAGTCGTCGGGTCAACAACTTCAGCAGCCTGACGGGTGCCGCCGGCAGCAGCTCGTCCACCGCCTAGCTGAACAAGCAGGTGCTCGGGAAGCTTGCCAAGCATCGTGCGGTAATATGCAACGAAGCCATCAACCACAGTCTCATCTTTGGCCGTCGGAGCGAGGCGCTGAAGGTTCTCAGAGATGTGACGCACAATCTCAGGCTCAGTCACGGGGGTGTCCTTGCCACCCGACAGTTCCCAGATGGCCAGGAGGATGGACCCAGCCTGACGCGGCGCCTGGGCCACGAGCTTGTCATACATATCCTTGTTACCAACAAGGGCAGTACCAATCTTATAGATCTTCATTTATTTTCTCCAGAGGTTTCATTAAAAGATGCATGAATGAGTAAGACTGTCCATTCACAAAAATATTATAACGCCTGTATAGCTCCATTGTAAACAGCCAATTTTGCAACTCAGGCATGCCAAAAACGCATACCTACTAGAGGATACGCTCATGGGTTATAGGATCTGCTGTTCAGGTTCTTCTTTTGTGTTATCTACGACCAGATGAAGCTTTGTGATAGGCTTCCACTTGCGTTTCCCAAATGTTTTATCGTACTTAGCTCGAGCCTTGGACCAATCATAGAACGTGTAATAGCTATTGTTACCTTTGCTATTCATGCCACGCTCATCCACATATTGATAACGACCCTGGCTATCCGGGTTGTAGTCGTCACCTAACAGATCATTTAGCTGCTTCACAATCTTTCTATTCAATGCACCGCGATAGAACTTTTCCTCTAGCGCCTGCTTGATTAGCGTCCGACCCATACGGATGGGCCTCTGGCCAAACTCTTCTTTATCCTTTTGAACAAAAAGCCTAGCTAACCACTCTGGCAACTCGCACTCATTGAACATGTTCCAGAATGCTTCCGGAATCGGGTTCTCATTGATAACCAGATCATCTTTCTCTTCCGACGCCAAGCCAATCATGAGGTCTGACTTAATTTTTGTATTGAGAAAGAACCACATCAAACCTTCTGATAGCGCCTTGCTTTTCTTGATCTGTACGAAAGGAACAAATTTCTCCACTTTGCCCTGGTGTACAGCGTTGATCCTAATGATTGTCGTACGCCTGTCATCATGTGCAATACTAAACGGTATGTCATGATTACTCGTAAACATACGCCGCTCGTAGCTGGGCTCTTGTGTCTGCGCAATGCCTTTACGGTTAATGGTTTTTACAGCTGCCGTGATGTTGCTCTTTAACCTATCATATACAGCGCCGTCTCTGGCACCGATTTTGATTTCATCTTGATAGATCAGCAGCGTGCCACTTTCCAAACCATTGAAGGCCGTTTTCTCTTCGATCTGCGTCTGCGCACAATACAGTAGATCTCCAAGCACATGCCTCACGATCTCGATGATTAATGACTTACCCACACCCTGGCCGCCGATCAGCGTCAGGAACGTAGGAGGCTTTGTAGCTGGATTCTGGAATATGTCAGCCGAGTAGTCAAGGACCCAGCGCCTTTCCGCTTCATTCGGGATTAGATCTTTCAAGAGCCTGTATGCTTGAATCAATTGCCTGCGAGTAACTCTGTCTGGCTTCACAGCATCAAAGGGAAAACCGACAAAGTTATTCAGCTTCCCATCTACAACCGGCTCCGATGTACGCGGATCAAACGTAATGCCATCCAGCATCTCACTCTTAATGTTACGAAGCCACGCATCAACGACACTCATCTCGCGCTTTGCACCCGGTATACTGATCATATACGGATACACGCTGGTCATGCTAAACCGCGTATAAATCTGGTAGAACAGACCCATCGGCTTATTCATCTTGGGTCGAAGGTCTACAAACTTTACTTCAGAACCTAGAGCGATGCGCCTGTAGTATTCATCTAGCTCCTGGATTGTGCTATTAGTTTTAATTGTCTCCTTAACAGGCTTTGCATTGCTAAGCAACGCTTCGATATTCACGTTAGGCGGAATCTCATCAGCCAGGTCCCAGCCTTCCGGCAACGTACTCTGCAGCGAGTCAAATACAGTCTTGAGCCCAATACCGTAGGTACCAAGCTTATTGGCAAATTTCTCTAGAATCTCGAGTCCAGGCTTATCATTGTCAGGCCATACCGTTGCGTTAGTCCCTCGCATAAAGGAGAAATCAATTTTAGTGAAACCATCTCGGCCCTGGTTCCAGGACAATATGTTCCACGTAGGCAGGAGCCGTCTAGCTGCATTAGCCGCCTTCTCTCCTTCAACAAACAACGTAGGCCGGGCAGGGTCATACAATTCCAGGCCGTAAAGCATATTGACCGAAATGTCAACAGGCTGGTTTTTGTAGTAAGGCTGGAACCGCGGGCCTTCAGCTGTTTCGACCAGGAAATATTGCTTAAACGCTTTCCCGACTTTTGCATTTTTATTCGGATTATCGTACCGGCATTGCCAGCACAGTATCTGGCCGCTAGCATCTTTGTACTCATATACATACGTCGGCGCAACTCGAACCTGGGACCAGTCTGGCTTATAATATAGAGACTCGACCCCCGGCAGGATTGAAGGAGGAACTATTACGTGGAACTTCTCCGCATTAGCCTCACTCATGCTTTTCGTATGCCCTCCAGACCAGGGCAACGGCTCCGTCATGCCAAATGCTTCTTCAATATCTGATTTAATTAGATCGAGCTCGCATTGGCATCCATTCTGCTTTATGTGCAGGTTATCATTATTAAAGTAAAGGGTAAAAGTCTTATCACATCGCTCGTGTCGCACCTTTGGACTAGGATGACCATCCGTGCTTCTGGTTACTTCATCATACGGCATTACCGCATTTTTAAAGAATATATCGCTTAATGCTTTTCCGCGCATAATCTGCCCCTGCCTTGGCAAGTACTATTTCAATTCATCTTTTGTGAGTACTCTGGACTCTGGTATCTTAGGTAAGGTTATAGGTACGTTACGCATTCCATCGCTTTGCATCTGCTTGATGGACCTGGGCTTATCCGGATCTCTCATCCAGGATGTTTTCCACGTCTCTTTTAAAGGAGAAACAGGTGGCTTTTTGTATTCCCTCAGACTCCACGGCCTACCCATTATCACAACCTCCAGCATAAAAGATAAGTCAGTTCATGTGTAAGACTTATATTATAACGTAACTTTAATACTCTTGTACAATGCCAATATCGCATGGGTGGTATGTCAGTTTTGCATGGCTCTTATCCATTAGGGCATTAGCTCTAGTCTTGGCGGGCATGTACTCTAGTTCCTGGGCCCTGGTTTCTACTTTAAGGAGAAAACACTGACAATAATGGAGTCTTTTGCGTAACCATTTTTTACCCATGTTGGATGTGGTGCGTGGGCTGAGCTTTTGAATTCATTTATAGTATTAAAAATCACTTTTGGTTTTAAGTAGATTTTATTTATTCCTTTACATACACTACAACACTACAAATAGTCAAAATATCCAATAAAAACAAGCACTTAGGAAAGTGGGGCGAGGTCAACTAGTGGGCCCACCCACCACACAAGGAACAAAAGGCGCACAAGCAAGAGTCTAGGCTTCAGAACCGGAGTGGCGTCTCGGCAGGACCTAGAGCCTAGAACCTAGGTCGAGGTCTGCGGGGATAAAAAAAGACCCCGCCCAGGTTTCCCTGAACGAGGTCCTAGAACCTAGTCTCTAGTTAGTGTTCTTCCTTCATGTCCCAGGCCAAGATCGCTTCGTGGCACATAGCCTGGAGCTCTTGATACGCGGTTGCATATTCGAGGTTATTTTCCTCGATCATCTGACGGGACTTTTTGTAGTTACTCGCGCGGAGATTCTGCCAGCGGATTATAGATTCTAGCTCAATAGGTGAATACTTCATCTCATTTCTCCTTTTGATTCTCGAGCCAAGCTTTAAGATGGGTTTCTTCGGGATGTTCTCTAGAGTATCTCCTGGTCTCTTCCATGGTAGACTTACTCAGACCTACGTCTTTACTAAAGTGACCGCGGAGTATCCACAGGAATCCAACGAGAATTAAGAATAGTCCTATGTCTTGCACTTGTGAGCCTTTCAAATAAGTAAAAAAAGAGGGACCCCGTTAAGGATCCCTCTGAGTTATTAGTCGTTGGACTCAACCAAGTGCTCAGTCTCAGGCCTCGTCATGAGATCAAGCTCGTGATCTTCATCAAAGCCCTCGTCATTGGCATCATCCTGAAATTCATTCAGGAGGTCATCAATGGTGAGCGTCTTCTTGGAACCCGTCGAAGTTTCACCACACTCTTCAAGACCAATGGACTTGAGCTTCTTCACATAAAAGGCCCAAGTTGTCATTCTCTTCTCGTCCGTGAGCTGAGTTGTTGACCAAAGTCCATTGTCAAGAGCATAGTTCATGACATCAAGTGCAGTGAACACATCGTGACCATCACGATGCATCTTGATCATGGCCTTCACAAAGGACACAATAGTCCTCGTGGAAGGAATTTCAGTGGAGGGCTTGGCATGGAACTTATAGAGTTTCATAATTATATACTTTCTTTAGAATCTAGATGATGATCTCTAGTGATCATGAATAACTTCCTGTCATTCATAAAAATATTATATACTCTCTGATTGACACTTGTAAACTACCAAATTGTCATCTCAGGTATGTCAAAAACGCAGCTCTGGTCGGGGGCTGGTTGCGGCCATAACCTGGGACCTCGAGTCGAGATCTCAGGCCGAGATCACAGGGACTGGCCCCTAAGTTCGAAAGACAAGTGGACCGGGGTTGGTTCGGGCCCAGGCTCTTGAGCCGAGATCTCAGGCCGAGGCCTTTGGAAAGAAATAAAAAAAGGGACCCGGTTTCCCGGGCCCCACTCTCGTCACTCCCCGAGGAGTTCCTCGAGGCTGATCTTCTTCTTCGTCCCTCCGATCTGTCCACACTCAGTCAACCCGAGGGATTTCATCTGACGCACATAGTATGCCCATGTTTCCATCAGTCGTTCATCATTCCCGACGTTTTTCGTCGTCCATTTTCCGTTCACAATCGCGTCATTCATGACATCTAATGCTGTGAACTGTTCTTTCCCATCTTTCATCATTCGATGCATCGACCGGAAGAATTCAACAAGCGTCGGCGTCGAAGGGAACGTTTCAGCAACGTTGAAATTCATCGTGTAGATCTTAGTCATGATATATATCCTTTCATGATATATATATATTTTATATAAACATTATTGTTTATATATTTTATATACAAGTGTTTTACACATCTTGTATTCTTATAATATAACTGTGAATCGCGACAGAAATGCTGCGTACTCGCGTCTTATTTGCGGCATTTTAAAAAATATTTTTTATTTTTCGCCGCACTCTTGCCACACCTCAGCCATAGTCTAGTCACATTCTAATCACAATTCGGCCGCGATTTAATCACAATGTACCCCTGCCGCGAAATGGCCGCACCAATGCCGCAAGAATACCTTATCTTTTGCGCCCCCCCGCCGCAATTTTGCCATATTTCCCCATCGCTCCCGCTACCGGAAACCAGTTTAAAGTCGCCCACGACAGGAATCTAGGACCTATACCCCCGGTATATATACCCCAGCAATTTTAAAACCGTTTGGATCGGTAGGAACCTAGCCCCTTGTTAACCCTACTGCACAGGTAGTGTATTCGATCCATTTATGATCCGCTATTGATCCATTTGGATCCATTTGTGTATGCGGGTGCCAAGACTAGAAGAGGATTCAGATCTTTCCTTTAGCACGCTGACTACATTAGTGCGTCACGGTATCGCAACCTCCCACAACTTCTAGTATACCCTCAGTTGTACTCGGCTGTATATGCGCCTAAGTATAAGCACTAGGTATGACCTAAACGCATGGGAGGTATGCGAACTTGTGTGTTTACTTTTTTCGAAGATCATGTTATTATGACTATATAGTAGAAGCTAACCTCTTCAGGCGAAAGACATGCTTCAAGTCCTAGACAGAACTTCTCAGTTGCATACCCTGGAGGAGAAATACCGCCGGGAAGCCTTTGCACAACTGTATGCCAGTGGAGTTCCTGTTACTAAGGCTATGCGCCAGGCTGGATATCAGCAGCCCACGCGTGAAAAGGCGATGGCGCTTCTCGATGCGGATGGTGTGAAGGAGGAAATAGATCGGTGCCTCTCCCTGCTGCGCGAAAGCCGCATGAATACGAAGGAGGCTTTGATTGCTGAGCTGGACTTCAACAGGGAGTTTGCAATTGAACAGGAAAATCCAGCAGCTGCAGTTGCAGCAACTCTCGGAAAGGCCAAGCTACTTGGCTATCTTGAGCCTGACCGAAACGCCAAGGTCCCCGCGAAAATTGAAATTACTTGGAATGATGCTGAGGGCCAACATAAAGAAACTGTGCGGGAAAGTTCTCCCCTTTACGAAGGCATAAAGGATAGCGTCTCTTGAAGATTAATATCCCATATCAGCCGAGAAAGGCGTTTATCCCGTTCCATAACTCGGGTAAGCGCTTTTCTATTCTGGTATGCCATCGACGTGCTGGTAAGACCGTGTCTGTTCTGAATGAGCAGATTAAGACGGTACTCCAATGCCCATTGCCTAACCCGCGTGGTATCTTCATTGCTCCTTCATTTGCCCAGGCAAAAGATATTTCCTGGAAATATTTAAAGCACTATACTCGTGAAATCCCGGGTATGGACTTCCATGAGGCCGAACTACGG